CGTGTTGTTGCCGTTCTGCGCGAGGAAGTTCGTCGTCGCCTGCTGGCGGTCGAGCACGGCCTGCTGCAGGCCCTTGACGTGCTGGATCGACTCGAGCAGGGCCGGTGCGTTCATGTTCGCCGGATCTGGCTGGCCGGCCTTTGCCGCGGCGAGGCGTGAATCGCTTCCAGAAAGGCCAAGGGACGATGCAGCCTGGTCGGCGGCGCTGTTCAGGTAGTTGGTGAGCAACTGATTGTTCTTTACCGCATCCGAGCCAGCCTGAATGCCAAAGGTGTTGAGCAGCGCCGGCACGTTGAGCGCAGCATTCGCACCCTTGCCGGCCAGCGTGCTTTGCACGGCCTGCGCTGCGAGGTCGTAGGTCTGCATCAGCCCTTTGGCCTGCCCTGCTGCCTGCTGGAGGTTGCCGTAGCGCTTTGCGGCATCGTCGGCAATACCTTGCGCCCCAAGGGGAGGCGAAGTCGCATATCCCCCACCTGGCTGCTGCGGCACGATAGAAGCAGCACCAAGGCCACTACTTTGACCAGAACCCGGTGTTGAGCCGACCTGTTGGCCCTGCATTTGACCTTTCGTGTACATGACCGGTTGGCCGTTCTGGTTGACCGTGACTCCCGGCGAAAGCGCCTCGCTTGGAGAAAGACCGTTTTGGACCGTGTAGCCGACCGTGCCGACGCCGCCGCCGGCCGCCATCGGGTTCTGGTTGACAGCGACCGTGGCCGGACCCGTGTTGATCTGGGCGTATTGCGGAAGCATCGCGTGCAATTGTGTCTCGCCGCTAAGCGCCGACATATAGTGCTGCGATACCCACTGGCGAAGCTGCTGCTGATCCTGAGGCATCGACTGCAGTTCGGCCTGGTACACCTGCGGCGTGATCGCGCCCGCCTGCAATTGCGTCGTGGCAAATGACTGCACATCCTGTGGCGACAGGTCGGGCTTTGTCAGCAGACTACCCAGTCCCTGACGCAAAGCACTTTGTGCCTTGATCGACTGATCGAGTTGCCCGGTTTGAAGCGTCTGTTGCGCCTGCTGCGCATCGATAATGCCCTTGTTGATCTGCGGCAGGTTGTAAGCTCCTGGCCCAGACGCGATGATGCCGCGCAATTTGTTGTAGTCGGTATTGCCGTTGGCATCTGTCGAATCCTTGAATGCCTGCGAAGCTGCATTATTCGCGTCGAGTTGCTGCTGTGCGGCCAAGCCACTCGCATTCAGCGCGCGGAACTGCGCAATCGACAGGGCCTGCTGCAATGGATTGAATGGCTTCGGGGCGTTCGCGTTAAGAGCGATTGACGAGTCGATGGGCATTTAATTCCCCTTTTTACACGGCAAAGCCGTTTGTGCCCTGGGCAGTAGACATGGCGAATGGATCAGCAACTCCACCAGCGCCGGCTGCAGAGTTGTTGGTCAGAAGACCATAAGTGAGCGCGCTGTTGCCAATCCCATTCAAGCCATTGCTGAGGGCATTTGCCGAGCCAATCGTGCCGGCAGCAGATGCATTTGCGCCACTCGTCAATGTGTTAGCAATATTCCCGGTGGTTTGAGCACCGAGCGCGCCCAGTCCTGCTGCTGCGTTTTGCCCGCTGCCAACAATACCGGTCAACCGATTAACGTTCGCCGAAGCATTTCCGTAATTCGTATTGAAGGTAGCCAGTGCACGGTTGAACACGTCGTTGTAGGTCGAGTCGGCAAGTCCCGTCGCATACGACGATGCGCCTTTGAGCGCGGCACCCGAGCTACCCAGACCGCGCGCGGCAGCGCTGTTCTGCACCGATTTCAAACCCTGATTGAGCGTGAACTGATAGCCGGGCGATGCCTGCGCTTGTGCTTCGGTGGGTGCACTGAACTGCTGATTGAAAATCGGGTTGTTCAAAGCGCTCTGCAGCGCGTTGATGTTGCTGGAACCCAACTGTATGAATGGCGCAAGATTAGCCTGCGTCTGATTGAACTGGTCGTTCTGCAGATGCGCTGCGTCTTCCGCTGCCTGCGCTTGCGTATTGGCAGCACTCTTCGACGCGCTCGAACTGATGGTGCTCGACGCCACCCCGCCGGCGATTGCTGCGCCTGCTACTGCTGCTGCAACCATGATTTAATCCTCCCCGAGCCAACGTTCATACGTGGTCTCGACGGGCGAAAAGCCGAGAAATTTGAATAGCGCCGAGGCATCGTGAGCAACCTTGCTGCCTACCGCCCATCGACGTACACCGCGACGCTTCAGTTCTTTCTCAACGAACCGAAACATGCGAATGCCCGTCATACCGGTGCGGCGATCAGGTTTCACGAAGAAAATGTCAGGTGAACAGGTGAGGCACGACCGGTAATGCAGACCCGGTGCGATGAAACATACGAAGTAGGCGACGATTTCGCCCTGCTCGCGACCGATCACCATCATGAGCGAGCCATCTGCCTCGCGCGCGCGGTATGCCTCGACGACAGGATCTAGCGGCACACCGTGATCCTTGTGGGTCGAGATTTCTCCATAGTGCGCGCACAGAAGAGGAAGTAGTTCGTCATAGACTGACGAGAACGGCTCAATCGTGAAAGTGATCATCGCGAAGTCCTGATATCGACGACCATCGACACGCGCTCGTCGGCGCTGTTGTTGACGACTTCATGCACCTGGCTGTTGTCGAACCAGAAGCATTCTCCGGTCAGCATGTTGATCTGCTCGTCTCCGGCCTTCAGAACGGCGCCTGGCAGGCCATGCAGCACGATGTGAAAGCGCGTGTAGTAGCGCGTCTGCTCGGGCGTGTCGGCGTGCGCAAAGATACGGCCGCCGGGCACCACCTTGTTGATCATCACGCGGCCTAGCCGCTCGCCGCCGACGCGCGCCATCAGGTTCATCACCAGAGGTCTCGCCTCATGCAGCACCTTGTACGCCGGATAGTCGATCGCCTCGTACTGGTCGAATCCCGCAAGTTGGTTCTGCTTGTAGAGCTCGATCTGTTCCTCGGTCAGACCTTCGACCTTCTCCGGGAAACGGAGCATGATCGTTTCCGTCTCGCCAAAGGGGCCTTGCGGGTAATGACGCAGGAACGTGTCCTCTTTCCACAGATCAGGCCGGCGTCGGATTGCCAGCATCAGCGGATTGACATCGACGCCGTTGGCGAGGAAATGGAAATTCTTCATTTAGCTCCCGCTCGTCTCGTACGCGCCGCCGGCGATCGTCACTACTGCGCCGGTCGCCGCGAGCGCCTGAAGCGTCATGCCCTGCGACAGGTGCAGTCCGATTGCCTGAGGCGGAACATACGTCTGCCCGGCGGCCAGCGAGAATGCCGGCATGATCGTGTTTCCAGCGCCAGCAGTGCCGCCGCTCGGTACGCGGTATAGCGTGACCACAACGGGGCTAGCAGAAGTGTTGCTGAGCAACAGATTGTTGATGGTCGACGTCGTACCGCTCGGCGCGGTGTAATAGGTGGCCGCACTCGTCGTGAGCTGCGCCGACTGGATGACAACTGGAATTCGCTGCATGCGTTACCTCGGGATAACAGTGACCGTGGGAGCGACCGTGTACGTGATCGTCAACGTGTCCCCCGCATTCATTTCGAGAATCTCTCCGCCGGAAACAAGCCCGAGCGCTAGAGATGTCGTCCCGCGCGCGTAGCTAGCGCTGCTTACCGTGCCGCCGACCACATGAACGGCCTGCCGTGACGTCGCGCGATAGGTAAATGGCGACGCACCGACCACGACGGAAACAGGTGCCTGGCTGAATCCCGTGTCTCCCTGCGGAGCAAACACCATTTCCGGCAGATAGACGCAGTCACGAACATCCGGCATGACGATGGACCGATCAACTTCCATCTCGACAAACCGCACGCCAGGAACAGTCTCAAGCGCCAACACATCATCGAGCGTGATCGATACTGGAGGGATGCCGCCGCCCCCTGTGCGTTGAAACAGGGATAACAGAAACGCCCACCAGACCGGACTAATTCGCCCGGACTTGTCAAGGAACGGGACACCCGGATTCGGGATATTCGAATTTGTCGCGTCCGTCATGTGCGAGCTCGCGAAACATCGACCCATGCGCCATTCAGCGCGGTCTTGACCGGTGCCGACCACGACAGTTCGAACACGCGGTCGCGCGCATAGCCGAGCCGCTGGAACTGGATAGACGTCAGGTATTCGCCTACCTTTCCAAGCGAGCCTTGAACCCAGTTTCCCCAGCTGCGGCCGCGGTCATCACTCCAGCGCAGGCGAATTTCAGGCTGAGCAGAGTCGTCCGGATATCCGTCGCCGACCTCCATGTCTGCGATGAACTGGCGGAACATCACGCGGTTGCCATCGGCGCCGAGGATGTGCGGGAAGCCTCGGATGTACTCGATCGTCGCGCCGTTATCGGTGAAAGCGTTCAGGTCGAGTTGATAGACCTGCCCGGTTTCCCAGTCGCCGACCAGGCAGCGCCCCTGATTGAACGAATAGCAGTTGGCGCGGTGCCGGCTCAGCGATCCGTCTGCCTCTAGATACGCGCTCTGATGCCACTGCGACGTGACTACATCGAAGCACCACGTCACATTCGCGGTCGGAAACGTCAAAAAGTAGAACGCATGCCCGTTTTGCAGGTAGGAGAAGCCGATTGCATCATCGATGCGCTCATATGTGGCAATTTCCTGCTCAATCGCATGCGTCGAAATCCGCTCGGCCGAGTAGTTGCGGCCGGCGAACACAATGCCCTGCCCCTGCAGGTCGCGTCCGAGCCAGAACAGCGCGAGGTCGATTTTCGCTACCGAGTGCTTCGCCGCGCAGCCGTGCTCGATGAAGACGCCAGGCATGCGGCCGAACGTGAAATCCGATGCGCCCGTGTTGTACCAGACCTCGGTTGTCAGTGCGCCGAACAGCCAGATTTCCCGGTGCATCACCGCAAGCGTGACCAGCTTGTCCGGGTAGGTCGATTTCGACGCGATGTCGAGCGGATCAAAGCCCGTGCTGTTCGACAGTCCGATGTAAAACTGCTGCGTGTCGGGCCGGTTGAAGATGAAGAACGTATCGACGAAATCGACCTTGTCGGCGCCGAGAAATGACGGGTCAGTGACCGCTGATAGCACATTCGTGGTCAGATTGACCGTGAAACCAGACACGCTGCCGTCAACGATGAACATGTCGAGGCCGTTATCGACCATCGACACCGGACCGGAATCCGTCGTCAGCGAGCCGAGTTGCGTGTACGTCTCATCATCCGCGACAGAGTAAATCGCATCGCCCACGACCTCATACCGGTTGCCATTGCTCGCCGTGTAGATGCCGCGGCTTTCGCCCGGAACCGGCGGAGTGGACACAAGCGTCAGGCCCGGCCTCGGGTAATACGTGAACGGGCATGGGGCATCCTGCGGGTTCGCCTCGCCGTACAGGTTCACAGAGCGCTGTGCGTTCGCAATGACGCTCTGCGCCTGATACGCGCCGCTTGTGAGTGGGATGCGCATCAGTACGGCCTATCCGAGTAGATATTCCAGCGCTGCTTCGTGCCGAGCCCGCGCGGCATGCTCATCGTCTGGAGTTGCGAATTCATCCGCTTGACGACGCGCTTGGCGTTCATCGCCAATGCCTTCAGATCGCCGCTGATCGGCAACTGATAGGACGGAGCCAGGTAGCACGCGAGGTTATAGCGGATCGCCGCGGTGTATTCCGGCGGCAGCGTCACCACTGTGGCGGCCGTGGCGAACTGTGGCAGAACGTCCATCGTCACGATGTGCAGCTCGAACGAGCTGTTCGGCACCGGGTACATGTACAGCGTGCCAAGCGGGTATGACGGGTCGTAGAACGCGAAATCCGGGAACGACACGAGCGCCTTTAGCGCGATGCGCGCATAGTCCTCGCGCGCTTCTATCATCCGCACCGGATAGTCGATCGGCGTCGCGCTGCCAGCGTTCAGGCGCGCGTAGGCCGCATTGATCTTGATCGGACGCGGGATGTTGAAATTGCCACCTGGCCCGACGGTGTACGATTGCGCGCCTGTCGACGTGATGCCGGTATCGATCAGGTGAAACACGCTCAGCCGCTCGCCCTGCCACTGACCCATCATCATGTTGAGCGTGGTGAGCGCGTCGGCCGTATCCTCGGCCGAGATAGCCTGACCGATGCCGAGCGCGCCGATGTCCTTCAGCGCGAGCGTGATCAGGTCGACGGCGGTCGTCACGCTGCCTCCAGTGCCGCGCGGATCTTGTCAGCCGACCAGCGTCTGTCGATCGGGATGCCCTTCTCCGCGGCGATCTGGATCAGCACCGCACGATCGTCGGCTGGCGCCAGCGCGGCCTCTTCTTCTGCACTGTTCACGAGCACGCTGCCGACCCACTTCGGGTAGTGCTGGAATTCGGGCTTCTGATCAGCCGGCACCGGATCGACACGCTCCGGGCGAATCCATCCGCCACCGAGCGCAGCAAGCTGTTCTTCGCTCTCGACAACCCGCTGCTCGCCGTTTTCGTGCGTGACCCACATCGGGAATTCTTTGAACACGTTGCCTCCAGAAGCAAAAACCCCCTCCGAAGAGGGGGCCGATTGTTGCAGCAGCATTTAGCGGACGATCC